CCAGACCTCCGTGATCGGTTTGTGGTGGGAGCTGGATCAACCTATGCAGTCAATGACACTGGTGGCGCAGATAGTGTCAGCTTATCTACAGCCAACCTACCAGCACACAACCACAGCTTTAGTGGCACTGGTACTACAAATACTACAGGAGCACACGTTCACGCATCTGGCTGGTATGGGCCACGCGGAGCTAGTGGAGAAGCGTCTGTATTCGCTACCAATGACTCTGGATACCCAAGTGTAAACACTGGGTCTGCTGGTAGCCACAGTCACACAGTTTCCGTAAGTGGTACAACAGACAACACAGGTGACGGAACTGCCCATGAGAACAGACCGCCATACTATGCCCTAGCATACATAATGAAATCATAATGGAGTAGTAGCCCATGACTAACCTCCCTATCCGTGGGCTTGGGTCTGTTGGTGTCGTTACGGACATCGACCCATACAGCCTACCCATCAATGCCTACACTAGAGCTAAAAACGTACGCTTTAACGAAGCAAAGGTAACAAGAGCACCCATATACAGAAGTATCTCAGGCAACCTGACAACCACACCCAAGTTTATCTTTGGTATTAATGCCCTCACGGGGTTTGATACAGTGTTGGTGGTGGATGATACCTTTGACATCTTTGAGCTGTCTAATGGTGTCTTATCACAGAAGTTCAATAGCTCACTGTCTGCATCGTCTATCACACCCGTGACAGCCACCATCCTTGCAGACGTACAGTATATCAATAGATCAACCACAGCACCAGTACATAGAGTGCCCAGCGCAACTAATTTTACTACATTGCCTAACTGGCCTAGTGGTGTGACCACGACAGCTATACGTTCCTATGGTGACTTCTTGTTAGCACTAGGCACTATAGAGGGGGGCGTAGAGTTCCCTAACAGGGTTCGCTTTAGTGACCCCGTGTTAGCTAACCAAGTCCCTAGTACATGGGATGCTTCAGACTTAACCAACAGTGCTGGCTTTAATGACCTAGTGCAAATGAAGACCCCCATAGTTGATGGTGCTACTCTAGGCTCCAACTTCCTTGTCTATTCACAAGACCAAGTGTGGATGATGGAGTTTGTCGGCGGTGCATTCATCTTTAACTTTAGAAAACTCTTTGATGACTCTGGTGTAATCAATCAGAACTGCATCCAAGAGATCGAAGGTAAACACTATGTCTTTGACAGGGATGACATTTATATAACCGATGGTAACACACGCCAGTCTATATGCGATGGTCGAGTCCGAGACTACATCTTCAATGGACTAGACAACTCTAAGACTGAACAGTGTTTTGTCTTGCATAACTCTATGCTTGAAGAGGTGTACTTCTGCTACCACAGTGGCGATGACATGGCTGAGTATGCAGATGGTGACGCATGTAACCGAGCCGCTGTCTACAACTACAAAGAAGACATATGGTCATTCTATGATTTACCTAACGTAGTTGCTGGAGCAGAAGCCAACGTAAACACAGCGTCAACTTATGCAGACGCTACGACTACCTATGAAACTGTAGGTGGCTCATACCACTCTCAAGAAAGCCCATACCAAAGACACCCACTTGTCCTAGCAAAAGCTGGGGGTGGGGTAGCAAACAGCAAGGTCTATGGTATCGACTTGATAGAAAAAGGTAGTCTATCGCAAGCTATAGACACGGAAGTATCAAAAGCCTTCCTTATAGAACGTGTAGGTCTTGACCTTGATGAACAAGGGATACCCCTGACAGGCTATAAGGTTATCTCAAGACTAGCCCCACAGGTATCTACTGACAGTTCGAATGGCCAGTTCAATTTTACCTTTGGAGCCGCAGATACACCCCATGCCACGCCTAACTACGGGAATGCAGTAACCTTTAATGCTCTTACTGACTACAAGGTTGATGCACGTATGTCTGGTAGGTACTTGTCGTACAAGCTGGAAACTACAGCTGACAAGGACTTCAACTTCACTGGTATGGATGTTGAGATCACTGTGACTGGACGGAGGTAACTTATGGCTATCTCAGATAAAATTAATATGCTTGTGTCTGCTTATGTCAGGCGCACAGCACCAACACTTACTCCAGAGTTTCTTCCTAACTACTTACAGGAAGAACTACGAGAGATAGAAGCGTCTATAAAATCATTAGCAGACGCAAGTACCCAAGTAACCGACAGAGAACCTACCAACCCAAGAAAGGGCATGGTGCGTTATGCCGTGTACCCTTGGGAACCATTAGGATCAGGCGTATCTAAACTTGTTGTCTACAACGGCACAGCTTGGGTAGCCGTATAACAAGTAGCGGAGCTACGGGACTAGCTATGCTAGAAAGGAATATAATATGTTTGGCGCAATACTAGGTGCTGGAGCCAGCTTACTTGGCTCAAAGATGCAATCAAAAGCACAAGATAAAGCAAACGCGGCTAACATGGCTTCGTTCAACCAATACAAGCCATACGTGGATGCTAACTTGAAAGGCTCAGAAGCCGCATTAGATGGTGTCTTGAGTACAGGAGCCTACACAGGTGACACTCTAGCTGGTGCTAACGACTTCCAACTAAACACTGCTAATACTATGGGAAACTATGGTACTAACATGATGAACAGCGGTAACGCTATGATGGGCAATACAGCTGGCTTTGGTAACAATGCAAACCAACTGTACGGACAATACCAAGATATGTCAGCGGCGGCACAAAAAGACAGACTTGGGACAGCTATGGACTACGCATCAGCAAACTCAGGCTCTCTAGTAGATGCCGCAATGCGAGATGACCGCCGTAACCTACAAGAGAACACTTTGACTGGCATAGACATGGCGGCCTCTGGTTCTGGCAACATGAACTCTAGTCGCGCTGGTATAGCTGAAGCAGTAGCTAACAGGGCATATGACGACAGACGTGCCGACGTAGCTACAAACATCCAGAATAGTCTTATAGATCGCAGTCTGAATCAACAGGCACAACAGTTCCGTGACCAAGGTTCTGCATTGCAAGGTGCTGGACAAGCAAACACAAACCTTATGAGTGCTTATGGTATGGGCATGGATACATTAGGAACAGGTGCTAACTTCGGCATGAACGCTGGTAACTCATTACAAGGGTATGACCAAGCACAGCTAAATGATCAGAAGAGAAGATTTGAAGACCAACGTGACTTTGAGCTAGACAAGCGTATGGAGTATCAGTCTGGTATGCTGGGCAAGGCTCCACAAACAAACAACACATATCAAGCTAACATGAATGACCCATTTGCCGCCGCAATAGGTGGTGGTATGCAAGGATTCGGCTTTGCAAATAAGTACATGCCACGAGGCGGTCAAAGTAGTTTAGTCCCACAAAACTCACCTATGCCAAGGTTCAGAGGAGGTTTCTAATGCCAGCCGCAGTAAGACGACCAGTTCTATCGCAGAACTATCCTAACTATATGCCTCCTATGGCTCCAGACGGATACCAGCCAATCACTTACTATAACAATACTATAAAACAAGATGTTGGTGTCTTATATAACCCGATAACTGGTGACGTAAAATCAGATGGTAGTTATGTCTCTGACATGCTCGCATCCCCAGACATGGCTAAACATTTTGGTGAAGATGCACGAAAAAGTGTTGAACAGAAGTATGTAGCTGACATGACCCCTGCACTACAAAGGCCAGATGCCTTAGACATGGCTCAGACAAGCAAGCCAGACCCTAACATGAGAGCAGATGCTTTAGACTTACCCCAGACTACAAACCCTGACATGGGTGTAGATAACTATAGTAAAAGTGGTGACGAAAGAGACTTTACACGTATAAATGCAACAAACGCATATGACGTTGCAAATATGTATAATAAGCCAGCACTAGAAGCCATTGACCCAAATGATGATAGGTATGACTTTGTTAATCGTAACCAAGCAAAAGAACCTGTGTTGAACTATAAACCAAGTGAAGAAAACGACTTCATCAACCCTAATGGTACAAACGCATATGATGTAGCAAGCATGTACGGGGGAAAACCTAATGAGTTCCCTAAAGATCAGGCTGTATTCGCAGGCCAAGAGATGCCTACAGGCGAACGTTTAGACCCTTACATGGATATACCACAATCAGATGTCCCAGAGGGATTCCACAGGATGCCTGATGGTTCAATTATGGCAGACTCTGAAATGGAAGCAGATGGCGTACTAGGTAACAGTGCTAAAGCATCAAGTAATAGCAAAGGTGTCTTAAACACCGATACTACATCATCTAATGATCGCAAACAAACTGCTGTGTCTGGTAATGCCCGTGGCTCTATGATGCCATTCGCTAAGATTGACAGAAACGAGGCACTGATCCGTATTGGCGGTGCTATGGTCGGTGGTTCATCACAAGGTTACACAGGCGCAATGAAAGCCGCTACAGCTGAGTATGGTAACATTCAAGATGCTAACAGGGTGGCAGAGACTAACGCAT